CGTAGGTCAACTACACCTGATGGAGTTATGTAGGGGATTACTAACTTACCCTTGTAGCCTTCGTGACCTGGTAATGGATTGTCCACTACTCCGATATGAAACTTCTTTGCTTCTTCTACCGACAGACCCCGTGTTGCTAGATAATTTGCTGCCTGATGTATGTGCTGGGCGTATTCCGTCGCTGCCTGTAGGAGAAATTGTCTCTGCGAATTTGACAGCCTCACGATAGTTTCCTCCTTCTCTCTGCATAATTAGGTCGTATACGTCTCCGCCAACGCCACAAGCGTGGCACTTAAATCTATTCTCATCAAAGTTAACACCAGCGGAAGCGTGTTTATCTGGATGGAACGGGCATTTGATTTTGCGCCAGCCGTGTCCCCGTGCTGGCACGGCGGCGCCTACATACTCTAGGTATGCAGCAATACTATGTTTCTCCATTTGCTTTGCGGAGTAGCGCTAACCATACCTTTACTGGCAGGGTTGCATACCATTCTCCTACGTCTCCTTTACCTTTCCGTTTATGGATGACAACACCTGTCCAAGCATTGTCGTTTTTCATTTCTACTTCTAACTCCGCTAGCCAGCCCGCAAGGTCTAGCCGTGCGTGGTTTTTAATTTCTATGGTTACACCCAGCACACCGCTTATGTCGCCTTTGTCTAGGGTTGCTCCTGCAACTCTGCGGTCTGCATAGGGATAGCCGTTGGCTTTTAGGTACGCGACTACATCGCGTTCTGCCTGGCTACCTTTGCGTTTGGCTGCGCTACTCAATTGCTGCTCTTGCTACCTTTAATACTTCTGATTGTACTTTGTTGTAAAGATTATCATTGTTGTATAACTCATCAACAATAATGTTCCATTCGCCATCTGATACTGCTGCTCCTAAAAGAACTTCAATATCTTCACGACTGAATGAACAATCCCATACTTTAGTTTCCATACATTTGCTCCTGCATATACTTAACTTGAACATCATCTAGATACATACTGTCTGGATTGAAAGCCAGGCTGACATAGTTATTACCTGTCTGGTCTGCCCGCCCGTATCTGTTCTTGACTGGGGCTACGCAGAGATAGGTCTCATCACCCTGCTTCATCTGTCCTATAGTCAATACCATTGCTGGAATCTGATTGACTAGACCCTGAATGGCTGACCGTGGCTGGCAAGGATAACCTTCAAAGCCTTCCTTGGTATGGTGCAAGACCAGCACTGCTGCGTTGGTATCTCTTGCAAGATACTTCAACTCCTTCATTGCTGCTCGCATACCTTGGAATTCTTCGTGACCATCCATCGCAATATCCATAAGGTTATCTACCACAATAAGCGTTGGACTCCTACCCCACACAGTTTCAAATGCTGATACCTCGTCGTCTAAATCTTTTAGAGTGGGTGTTGACTCAAAGGACCAGAACAAATGATTGTTCAGGGTAAGGATTTCTTCTGCTTGATTGGGCTCACGCTTGAGCAACTGCTCTGCTGCTGTCTGTGTCATACGACCTGACATTGCAACAAGACGCATTGCCATTGTGTGAGCATTGGTATCTGCGCTGAAGTACAGCGTAGGTACTTTGGATTTGGCTGCGATTGCCAGTGCAACTGATGACTTACCTGCACCTGGAGTGCCAGCAACCATCGTAATTTCTGCACGGCGCAGGATAATTCCTGCTCGTTCAAATGCCGCAAAGGCGGGCGGTAATGGTTCTCCGCCCACCTCTGCTTTGCTGATGCTACGCTTTAGAGTTCTCAATTTCTATCTCCTTACCGCAGCGTGTGCAATAGATTGTTTTGTTAACAAGTGAACTCCAATAAAGGTGTCCAATTATTTTGCAAATCCACATTACTTAACCTGGTCGGCTACGAATGTGTTCCACTCTGCGGAACCAGCACGAACATACTGATTCTTACACTTATCAAATGCACCCTTTGGTGCTGGGCAGAAGTAACCACGATAGGTCTTACCATCTTTACCTGTGCCCTGAATTGCAGTCATCTTTCCGTGTGGACAATTCTTGCCACCGAGTGATGGTCCGCCCCAGCCTCCGTTGTCTGCTGGTGTGTTGTCAATGATAGATGCGCCAAGTGCTGCTGCTACTTGCGCTGGTGCCATTGGCTGTGCTGTTGGTGCTACGCCTTTGGCTGCTGCTTCAAGTTCTGTTACTGCTGACTTGATTGCATCAAGTGCTGTTGCTACTAACTGGTCAAGTTCATCACCGTGTTCTGCACGAACTGTAATGAGTGAACCTGCTGCTGATTTTACTGTGATACTGATTGGTGCTTCAGTGCTAGCCACTGATTGTCTCCTGTTCTTCAAATGGAGTAGCAAGACCTTTTTTGTCCCGCCACTGTCTGACTTTCATTGCAAATTGTACTCCCTTCCAGCCCTCTGCTATGTCTATCCAAACTAATTTGCATAGACCAGTTCCTGCTGGCAAGTGAATGATGATGGCTTTGTCTTTATTGACATCACCCCAACTGCCACGGCGACCCGTAGCAATGTCATACGGGGAGCCGTTGGCATAGATTGCCAACTGAATAGCAATGTTATTAGGGTGGTCAATGCGACCAGTCTTTATATCTGCAATGAATCGTTCACCTTTATACTCAACAACTCTGTCTGGTGTGCCAGCAATTTTGAATTTATCTAGCACACAAAATTGTTCTATAAAGATTTTATTAAGTTGTGATGTTGCTTTCTGGTAGGCAATTAAGTCCCCTGCCCACTCGTCTGGAACTGGTCCGATGTCCTGTCCCAAATCTAGTTTCTCTGCAAATGAATGCAGCGCTGTGCCGATAGTTGCTGCACGACTAGCGCCTGCAACTTCCATAGCATCTTCAATGTACTTGTTAATCGCCATCTTATCTTCTTGTGCTGCGCTAATTGCTAGTAGCAAATCACTACGCACCGTCAGACCAATGGCTGCCATTCGCATCTTCCAAGCAGTCAATGCTGCTGGGTCGTCAAGGCTATTAGCAATAGTAGTAGCCCGTGTATAAGCGACTGGTTTTCCTCCCGTTTTGGGAAGGATTAACGGACGACCATATCGGTCTCGTTCTATTTCTTGTCTCATAAAATTCCTTGTCTCCTTGTAAAAGAAATGGGCTGAGAAAGGAGACTAATCAAAACCCAGCCCATTTCAGTAGGCAAAGTGTAGCAGATAGAAAGGCGGTTATCTGCTCACTTTGATTCGGCGTGGCATTGGCAAGCACAGCGTCTCCTGAGTGCGTGGATACTGATGACCGCAGTACCTGTGCATTCACTGTGCTTACCTACCATACATTTACCTGAATGCAGAGCATCAACATAAGTATGGTCTGCTATCTTAGGCATTACTGTTGACTAGCGTCTGCGCTGTCAATGTCCCATTCATCTAGATTGCCGTCACCATTGAACTCTACGGTGAGGTCATTTTCTACAATGTCACGGGCATCTTCTTCTGAGTCTGCTTCTATATCTGTAATGACAAAGTTGATACGACCTGTCACTGTAAACAAAGACTTGAGTTTGTCTGAGCCAATAGACTCAAGCAACTCGTTAACATCTTCTACTGTGCAGGTAATCTCTGTATCACCTGTGTCATAGCGGTCTTTGAAAAACTCATAAACCTTTTCTCTGACTTGTGCTTTCTCCACCCAATACTTGTTAGCCTTTTCTTTCTGGTAATCAAGGTCTTGGATAGTATTCTTAATCATCTCATCGGTATACTTAATTGTATTACCGTCTTTATCTGTGTATAAGTATTCCATTGTAGTCTCCTTATGCTGTTAGTAGTTCTAGTGCTCTGAGTTTCAGGTTATCTGAACCACCAGACATAGCCCTGATACCAGAGATTGTGCCTTTATCTTTCTTGCCGTGGTCAGCGTACTCAACAACAGCCTGCCACAAACCGAACTCCGTGCCACGGATATTCTCTTGTGTCTCACTGTTGCTGTAGATATTCATCGCAGTATGCCGTGCTGTATTGGCACGAGCCAACTGCGACTTCTCCCCAACAGATAGCAAAGCCAATGGCTTATCTTCTATTGTGGATGGTAATGGAAATACCTTCTTGAAATAATTCAAGGCGTGCTCACGGGTAACTTCACGCTCGGATAGCGTGTTAGCAATACGCTCATATGCCTCAATGTTTTCATAAGATAACTTTAAGATATGACTAATCTCAGATACTTCTAACTTGCTGTTAGCGGTATGCTTGAGAGTATATGTGAAAGCATTCTTGTTGCGATAGATTTTATTAATCTGATTAGCGCAATACAAACGCTCAATGATTGGCTTGATGATGACTGAACTGCTGCCATCGTGGCTGGTCTTAGCCAAGATGAATGCAGCGTGTGGGTCATTGGCTACAGTAATCTCATTAGGTAACTGCAGTAACATCCATACCTTTGCACCGTGGTCATACTCACCAGCAGCTGCATATCTAGCATCGCCTGAATCAATCAGGGAATCAAGTGCTGAGAATATTTCGTTGTTTTGGAATGGCTGATACCGATTGCCAACAACACCAATGACTTGTGTATCGCCGAAAGGTGTCGTCTTAACGACCGCTACTTTATGCTTAACCTCAAGCGGAGTTGATTGCTCTGTGCCTGGGATTAGATAAGAGGCTGTCATATTATGTAGTGATACTGACCAGTCAAGACCTGCCTGTCTGGCTACATCGCTGGCTGAAGTGGCTGTTACTGCTGTGCCTGACTTCACCCAGTTGGACATATTCTTAGGTTTGACTGCTGTTGCTGTGGTCATATTGTCTCCTTACTTTGGTTGTGCTACTCGTAGTAGTGCCCAACTGCTGCCTTCATTTAGATTATTTTTTGTAATTAAATCAGCAATCATTTCTGTTCCTGCTACTTGGAAGAATGAGTTACGCATTTCCTCTGACATAGAAAGAATTTCTTTGACTGTTGGTTCTGGTGATTCTTCATTGATGACTGTTTCTAGTTCCACTAGATGTTTGATAATCACTTGCTGTCTCCTTTATAGGTATTTGGTTATGCTGCCGTATGTTGCTGTACTGATAGTGTCACTATCAGACATCTTGAGAACACGAATAGCATTCTCAATTTCTTCTTTGCTATCTTTGTATTGCCAGTCGTGCATTGATTCAAAGTCCCGTTTAGGTTCTTCTGGTAGTTTAATTGTGCCTGCTGGTAAAGTAAATACAACCCTAATAGTATTGTTGTATCTTGTTTCAGCATCTAATTCTTCCGCTTTAGAAATTTTAGACACTGCTAATTTAGCAACTTGTTTTTGCCAACGCTGTTGCGCTGCCTTGAACTTTGCTTCATTACTTGCTTGATTTTTTTGGTTAGTTTCTAACTTAACCAATGATTGCTCAAGTGCTTTAATAACCTTGAGTCGTGATACTGGTACGTTAATACCTTGTCCACGTCTTGCCATTGTTGTCTCCTTTGTTTGTTGTATGTTCCGTGTTCGCAGGTAGCGGAACGACCCACCCTCCAAATCGCTATTGGAAGCGGTGCGAATCCACGATTACGCTGGTTAGACCTGCATCTCTCGTGGAAATCTAATACCACCCGTGCTTACGCCAATGAGCCCAAGCAACTGATGGTTTGCCATAGCGGTGCTGGATATAAGCCAGCCCCCGTGCAATTTGTTCGGGGGCTGGCGTAGTAGGTGCCATACCTAATATCTGTGGAATACCAAATGCAGATGAGTGTGGATTATCTGCAGTGTGGTCCCACGCTGATTCTTTGCCCCAGAGTTTTAGTAATGCTCGGTATTCTGAATGACCCCACGTCTCATACTGTGCTGAGATTAGTGCCTTCGCATAAGATTTGCTCAAGGATTTCGTCCAACGAATCTCCTTCTTTGTCAAGGGTTTGCTTTCGTCCTTGTGCTTGAGTCTGTCTGCTACTGCTATTGCATATGACTGACTCGGAAATAGCACTGACGATAGAGTCAATGCCCAACTGAATAGCCCTGCTAACTTGGTCTTCATTTAGTACTCCATCTGTATAGGCAATAGCCAATTGCAATGAGGTATAGCCAGGTGATTCCTGTTGAGATGTGTGGAAAGACAACTTCATACATTTTCCTCTCCTAGTTCTACTAGAATAACATTAAGTGTA